GTAGTCTTTGATGATACTAAGGACATACTGGCTACTGATGAGCTTAGTTTGGATTGCCATATCGTTACTGTCGGGTCGAATATGGCTATCGATGTGCAGGAGGCGTATGTGTTGGATGAGTAAACGAAAAGCTGTGTTTTGGAGAATGTCAATCCAGACCGCTCCACCATATTGTTTTATATAGAGAAAGAACATTATATGACTGCGGTAAGAGAAATCCATTCTTTTATCCAGAGTGCGGGAATCTATAAACCATGATGACGATTTCTCATCATGGAAATTCAATCTATCCTATTATACCAAATACAAATAGAATAGATTTTTATTAACTGAGCTGTTTATTTGCCACTATAATTTTAAAAATAGTGCGTAAATGGCAGACAGAATTAAAACTTACGAAATACAGTATAATATCCGCTCTAATGCAGTTGATGCAGCGAGAGGGTTTAATAGCCTGCTTTATTATGTGGACCAACTCTCTGGTAAAAACAAATACACAGGGATGGCCCAAGGTCTAACAAAGCTGAATGGAGAAATCAATGAAACGATCAATCAATTAGGAAGGCTGAAAAGTTCTTTTGACATTAGGCCAGAGATTGATATGAGTGGTTTCAAAAGTCAGATTGGTCAGATGCAGAGGGCTGTATCTGAATTTGCATCACAGACTCGCAATATCATGCGCATGGCCATGAGTGGAACTGATAAACAGTTTGCAAAAGCAAGAGGGGCCATGCAGGGTGACATTTTTGATGCCGCGTCCCTCAGATATTATGAAGATGAATTAAAAAAGATGCCTCAGAAAATTGAAGAGGCAACAAGGGCTGTTGAAAAAGCACGTGAGGCACATACAGCATCCGTTAATGCGCAACGAAGTTATCCAATTGGTGCAACAGCACAGCAAATCAAAGCTATTGACGATGCGGCAGAACGTGAACAGAAAACGCTACTTACTACTCTTAATGCGAGAGAAAGGGCCTTAAAAACCTTACAAAACCAAAATGAGGAATATCAAAGACAAGCCATCAATCTTAGGAGCTCTTTATCTTCCGAAGCCATTCAACCAGTTAAGACTCCGGTTGCACCGGCTATTCCAAAGGGCTATCAAAAAGTTGAAAATTTACTACCTAAATGGAAACAAGAATATGAAAAGGCGCGAGCATTTGCGCTTGCAAAAAGAGCGGAATTAGAAAATTCAATTAGTGAGCCGCAAAGAGTTCAGAAGCCATCATTCTATAATATCAAATCACCATTTGGAGGTGGTGGCATTGATTCTTATTTAAGAGAATATGATGAGGCATCAAAGAAATTTGCCGCTTCAAAAAGTGTCGCCCAGCAACGCATCATGGGCGATGCGAAAATGAATTTTATGGCACTTAGTGGCTATAATGAATTGCAATTCAATGAAGCATACGAACAATTTAAAGCATACGAAAAATTTAGGACAGATTGGGCTAAGTGGGTTGCAGCAGGTAGGCCACAAGGCCAGGCATATAATCAAACTGAGGAATATAAAAATTATCGCTCATCATTATTGCGATTGAGAGCCGCTTATAATGCACAGCGTCAAGGAGAATCATTAAAAACTAAAATAGCGACAACTCCGGCGGCCCCTGTTTCTGGTGGTGGTCCGTTACCACCTATACTTGGTATGCCTACTCAGGTAATAGAGCAAGCATTTACAGGAAAGCTCACTTTGATGCCCGACATTCCCGCTGCAAAAACACTGATTGCTGCAGAGACGTTTAGCGCCAATTTAAAACTTTTACCGCTTCTTAGTGAACTACGTGCAAAATTAAAGAGCGAAACCTTTGAAGTTAATGTAAGTCCGAAAATTGTTCAGAAAAGCAAGGGTAAAAATGCTGCAAAAACCAGTACTATTGGTGCTTTACAGCAGGAAATCGATCAGCTAAAACAAAGTGCAAGGGGAGCCTCTATTTCCGTTAGCACTCAATTAGATCGTGCTGGACTTTTAGGCCGTGCTCAAAGTGGCTATAACACTCTTCAAGAATTAGCAAAACGCCATCCGATTACCTATAGGCTTACTCACGACGGAAGTGGTGGTTTCGATCTTAACAGGGCATTGAAGAGCCTTAGTGAGATAGCAAAGACGCGACCTGTCACGTTCCGAATGATACATGACGGAAGCGGCGGTTTCGAGTTGAATCAGGCATTAGCAAGACTTACAGAAATTGCCAGGACACGTCCAGTACCATTCAGGATGATTTCTGATGGCAGTGGTGGATTTGAGTTGAACCAAGCATTAGCAAGACTTGCGAACTTGGCTAAGTCACGTCCAGTTCCATTTGCGATGAAGGGGACATTAGCGGCTAATAACACGGTCGATGTAAAATCTGTGAAACCGACTGGCGTTGTGAACGTTCCTCTAAAGGGTGTGCTTCATAAGAAGAACATTACGCCACCGTCCGCACCCATTCAGGTTAAAGTCGCAGCTAAGTTATCCGGTGGCAACAACAAGAACTTCGGCCTTAATGTCAACACACTTGGTCTCGATTCAAAGGTCAGCCAGATAGAAAGGCTACGTGAAGTCTGGGGTAAGCTTCCGAGAACTGGCAGCAGAACCTATACCGTTAATCTGAAAACGACGGGGTTAGAGAATATTGGCAGGTTAGAACAGCTGTTGGCATTGGTTAGCAAGATGCCGCCATCTGAAAGGAGGATATACAATATCTCTTCAAGAGGAATGGATGAGACCCAGCGGAGAACCGCTGGGAACGGTGGCTATGTAGGGCCTGGTAGCAGTCGGAGGTCGCCGATATATACCAAGAAAGCGAGCGATGACTTCTATTCCAGTGCTCGTCGATGGGCTTATCCGTTCACTGGTAATACGTCGTTCGGAGCGCGGACACCAGCTGCCTTCGACATGATGAAGGGTATGGGTGTAATGATGGGCGTCGGCGGTGCTATGGGCGTTATCGGTGGTGGATTTTCTGAGGCCGTCAATTACCAGAACACGATGGAGACCGCCAAGGCCATTCTCCGTGACAATTATAAGGGCAGCAACTTCAATGCAGACTACGACAATATGGTCCGTATTGTCAGGGATGTGGCTATGCGTACCAAGTTCACGGCTCCCGAAGCTGCTGATGCAGCCCGTTTCATGGCTATGGCAGGTCTGAACATTCCAGCTATCAAGGGTGCAATAGCTCCTATCGCTGATGTTGCAGCTATCAGTGACACCGACTTGGGCATGGTGGCTGACAAGATGACCAACATTATGACCGAGTTCAAGATTGTCCCTGATAGGATGCGTAATCTTGCGGACATGATGACCAAGACGTTCACCAGCACCAACACCGACATGATGATGCTGGCTGAGTCGTTGCAGTATGCAGGTCCTATGGCATTTGCCTCTGGTCAGTCGCTTGCTGAGACATTGGCCATGATCGGTATCATGGGTAACAGCGGTATTCAGGCTTCTATGGCTGGTACGACCATGCGCATGATGCTTCAGAACATCTACAATCCGAACAAGAACCAGAGGAAGTTCATGGATTCCATCGGTTTAAAGACGAGGGATGCAAATGGAAATCGCAGGTCTTTGTTTGAGATTCTTAAAGACGTATCTGCTATCACTGGAAAGGGCGATGAGAAAAATGTTGTCGGAAATCTTCTCAGTGGAAAGGACGAGAAGAACAACATTGATACTTTTGAAGCTGCCAGTAAGCTGTTCCGTGTGACTGCTTCTGCCGGTGGTGCATCACTATTAGCTAACATCGATAAGGTAGCAGAGCTTGCGGCACAGATTCAGGGTGCCAGTGGTAATTCCGCAGCCGTTTCCATTGCAAAGCAGAATACTGTTGCTGGTATGTGGGCACAGGCCAAGAGTGCGTTTACTGAGGCTGTCGTGAAGGTGTTTGAGGATAATGATATGCAGAAGTATATCAAGGACACGCTTGGCGGTATTATTGAGTACTTAAAGCAGCCGGAGTTTGTCAAGACACTGAGGGATTTGTTTGAGCTCATCAAGGGTATCGGTAGTGTACTTGCTAAGTTCGTCGGCTGGTGGGTGAAGCTCTATCAGACATTCCCATATCTTGTCAAATGGGTTATGATTGGTCAGGTGTTCTTTACTCAGGTAGGTTATCTGATTACACCATTTGTTCAGCTGATTGGATTGGTTTCGTCGTTATTGACTCCGTTGACGACTGTTGGTAGTATTGGTAGCCGTTCTGTTTTATCTGGGATATCAGCAATTTCAAATATTGAGTCTATTCGTCGAGCTAAATCAGTAAATGAAATAAATAAGAGATTCGGTAGCGATTACTTGAATCCAATGTCCGGCCCTGCAATGGCCATTGCCACACATAATGCTTCTAAGGTAAAGTCTGACCAACTGAAATGGCGTTTGCGTAATACCGCCTATGGTTCTGCAGCACCTGGTCTTTGGTGGTCAATGGCGTATACCAATCCCGAAAGAATTGCTATGCGTAGCCGTGCAGCAAATCGCGCTGAACAAATGGCAGTTCGTCATGCTACGGCGATTAGAAACATCAAAGGCGACGCTGCAACAAGTGCAATGATGGCTTGGGCTGCGGCTCAAAATAGTGGCAGGAGAAGTGCGGATGTATTCAATCGGTATGAGAGAATATATGGTCACGCATATAATAGTAATTTCTGGGGACGTGGAGGACGTGCTGCTGCCAGTTGGTCTCGTGGAATTACCGCTGGTAGGGCGGCAATGGCCATCGATTTCTCCAGTATTGGAGCGACATTGTTAAATGGCATTCGTGGCATTATTTCAAAACTTGCATTTGGAATTGGCGCACTTACCAGCCCATTAGGATTAGCTGTGTCGGCTGTTACTGTATTTGCTGGTGCCATATATTTATATTCAGAAAAGTTAAAGAAACAGGCGGAAGAATTTCGCATTCGCAATGCTAAGAATGAGAAAATATCTGGCGCAACAGCAGCAAGCATAGGTCATAGGCAAACAGAACAGATTGATGAGATTCGTAAGAATATGGGTCTTGTTAGTCTTACTGGTAAGCTTACGCCTGTCAAGTCACCACTTAAAATCGGTCAGTATAAAGTTGATCCAATGCTAAAGAACAACGCAAGGATCAGCTCTTATTTTGGCCAAAATGCTGGCAATAGAAGTGACTTTGCTAAAAAGGGCCTGCAGTTAATAGAAGATATGTCTACAGCTGTCTATGGCCGTAGATTTGATGAGCGTGATGTGCGTAAAAAGTATTGGGGCGTAACAAACACTGATTATTTTAGAAACGATGTCGCTCTTGCAGCTGTGGCACTTGCTGGTGCAAACTCCCAGTACGCACAGAAAGCGGCGGCTCCAATACAAGAACGGCTAAAAGCATGGGCGACCATTCAAGATAAGGAAAAGAGCAACGAAGAGTGGAACAGGATTGTTGCAGATGCAAAGGTCGTTGCCGAACGATATAATCCAAATGGTAAGAATTTAACCGATTTACGGGGCAAAAGCTCGTCATATATCGGAAATCTGCGCACATCTACTGCAGCCAATACTTTACAGTATCAGCAGGGTATCTATCAGAGCTTGTCAGAATTGACGAACCCCGATAATCCTCTGTATGGAAGCTATATTGCTCTCCATGAATTAAAGAACATGACTGAGACACAATTGCCTGTCATCTTCGAACTAATTGGACGCATAGCAGGCGCAGTGAACTTTACACTGCCAGACGTGAACGGCATAGAAAAACAACTCAATCTGCAATTTATCAACGGAGCCATCACATACGAGCGTTTCCAGACAAGATTGGCAGCACTTGGGATAACCGTTCCCAATGACGTTATGACTTTCTATGATATGCTTGCCAACATATATGGCAGTATGCAAAAAACGCTTCAAGATGCCGGTCAAGACATGGGAATGGGCAGTTTTGTCCTTGGAGCAGCTGGAGGCAGTGTAAAGGCGGGTGATACACTGACAGACAACCAAGTAAAGACATTCGTTCCGTGGCTAAAAGAATGGATCGAAGGTTCTCCTGGGTACAGGGCCGGTGTTATTAAAAAGTACGGAAGTATAGATAACTATCTCAACAGAGGAAGTTATAGCGAAACCGACATCAATAAGGCAATCAAGTATCATTACGATACGATAAATGGTGGAAATATAAAGAATGGTCCCGTACCGACAAATACCACCAATAATAACAATAAGCCAGTTGTTCCCCAGCCCATTGCGCGTGTTGAGAATCCGAACAAGGGGTATGAGAGCTCTTATTCCGGCGGTGCAGCAAGACCGACACAAGTCATTGTGAACATCGATAAGCTGATGAACACCGACAAGATGATGATAGCATCCAGTGCGGAAGAAAGGCAGTTGGCAGACATGATGGATAGCAAGGTCGAGCAGGCACTTGACATCTTGAAGTCGCAGATAATGATGAGTCTGCAGAGCGGCAGTTACGGCATATCGTAGGTTTGTTGACTATATAATAGAAAGACAGGAAATATGGCGAATATATCATTAAGACTGACAAACGGGTTTATCGGCGATGCTGTCGGGAGCCAATATAATTGGCTTCAAAAGAACATTGCCAACGGCTTCGGCAAAAACGAGGGCGGTGTCAAGTTCTACGCCAACTACGACGCTGGCGGCACTGTATTGAATGTCATGGCCAAAAGGCTCATCGGCAGCGCCGCAAATTTACTGAAAGACGAGGCCATGAAACAGGTAAGAGGTCTTGCCGACAAGCTTCTCAGGAAGGGGATAAATGATTCCGTTCAGGGAAATGCGATGGTCAAGGTCATCGAGAAGGCCCAGGCCAATGATGACAAGAAATACGGCGTAATGAAAGTTAACAACGGAGCCAATGCCGTCGTAGCGTTCGACCCATACGGAAACAAATGTATAGATGCCATCATGCTTGGTATTCCAGTGAAAGAGCCTATTCAGTATTCTGCAAAGATAAACAAGAAAGATAAGTCTGGTGGAAAGCTTGATACTATGGATGGTAATCCTGAGCTGAATTTCAAGAGCGACACCCTTGTTTGGTACGATCCGACGGCACTTATCACCATCAATTCTGACAGGAATCTTATCATCACCAAGGTTCAGGGACGTGATTACAGCCGTAAGGAGTTAGTGTCGAACGGTGACATCAACTTCACGGTCACGGGGCATATCCTGAGCAATATGCCGGAAGTCTATCCGGCTGCTGATGTGCAAAAGTTCATCCAGATAATGAAGTACAAGGGGCTGGTGAAGGTCAACAATCTCATCCTCGACCAGTTCAAGATAGACGCCATTGTCATCAAGGACTTCTCCCTTTCGCCAAGGGAGGGCTACAAATCCCAGCAGGACTATACCTTCAATGCTGTCGGCATCATGCCCGTGCAAGAAGTGATAGTCAAGGAAGATACCATCAATATTATCGACAATTCCCTGCAGCAGTCGAAGAACAAGAGTGCGTGGCAGAAGATGCTTGACAATCAGCTTCACGGTCTGGTTCAAGATACAACCAGAGTAATAGACCAGGGTCTCTCACTTGCAACTGGTATGCTTGATGATGTCATATAAAAAACAGCCTGTCTATGTTACTGCAATACACACAAGAGCCTGAATATCAGAGCCACGGATTCAAAGAGGATGTGCTTAATGTACTCGTCTGTCAGATTAAAGTATGGAAGGCCACCGCCCCCAACTGGTTTGACGTGCCGAGTAAATGCACCATCATCACGGAAGTCGAAGAAATTGAAATCCAAGACACCTATAAAGAACTGATCAATGGAGCCGTTATCAGGCTTCCAAAGGGCAGCGTCATCAACGAGACCATCCAGAACAAGAATGTAGATGACAAGGTTGAGACCGGCAATAAGACCAAGCAGGCCGTTGAAACCAGTCTGTCAAGGTCATCCCGCTACGGAGAGTTGCTTACTTTGGACGATATGGTCAACACGGACGGCGAGCACACCGTTATGATAGATGACGGCAAGAGCGATTCCGGGTTAGCCTTTGAGAGCGAGAATGTTCAGCGAGTGGCCAGTCCTAACGACTTTCAGGTAGGCAACCGCATCGAAATATGGCTTGGGTATGTCTATCAGAGACAGAATGAAGCGGACAGGGTTACTGAACAGCTTGCAAAGGTGAAGAACGGTGAAATGATAGAAGAGCTTAATCTTATGTTCACTGGTTTCATTACCGGCTGTTCCATGTCATCGCCGTTAGAGATAGAGTGCGAGAACATGGCCAGTCTGTTGAAGAAAGTCAGCAGCAGGCAGGGTGTCTATAAAGGAGCCTATACCGTCAATGACTTCTTGGCAGATGGTGGTAAGTTCGATTTGCTAAAGGGTACTGGGCTTCATCTTTCAGAAGCTACGAAATCAGCCAATATCAAACTCAGCAACTTCAATATTTCAGATGGTCTGTCAGTCTATGAAATGATACACTCCTGGGCACAGGGCGGTCTCTATTCAACTATCAGCAGTGACGGTTGGGAGATAAAGGTCGGTCAATTTACGAGTGAAGATGAGTGGCAGAACGACAAGAGCAGGATTGACTACACCACTGAGAAATACATCCAGTATATTCAGTCAGACTGGGATGTTGCCACTGACGGTCTCACGGTCAAGCGTGTCGATAAAGATTTCCTCGTTGTACGCGCCAAGGCAGAGGTACGCGATGAGAAGGCCAATAACATAAACACCAAAAGAGGTATCAGCGTCCTTGTAGGAAAGGTTAATGGAGAATGGCATATTGACAAGAAAGACAGCGGTGTACGGAAAAAGCAGAAGCGCAAGAAAGGCACTGGCAGCCAGCCCCAGACCGTTTCCAAATTTGACCTGAAAAAATACTTCATCGTTGACCACCAGCCGCACGGTAATATTGAGACCGTTGATGATTTGGTGAAAGAAGCCAAGCGATTCTGGGACAACTGGAATTCCAACGGCATATCCGGCAGCCTTACCATCTTCGGGGACCTGAATATCCGTTCCACACAGATTGTCGGATATATCAACACCTATAGTCCAGAGAAGAACGGCCACTATTTTGTTGAGAGTGTCAAGACCACATTCGGCATAAACGGTTACAGGCAAGTTCTGACTATACCAAGGAAAATATCAGATTTCAAACGAGTAATAAAAACGATATAATATGGCGTTAAGAGGAAAAATGCTTGGGATGGGCAGCGAGTTCAGGGATGCCATTCAAGCAGTAGCAAAGAGTGGCATGAGCAGTCATCGTGGCGGTGTTCAAGGTACAGACAGGATTTTAGGTTATGTCTGTGCCATCCATGACATAGACGATGAGGATGATGAACTGAGGGGAACCATTGATGTTCAGGAGTATGACTGTGATTCAGAAAATGTGAACGGCCAACCTATCGGATTCCATGAAGGTGTTTTCCTCAATGCCATCCAGAACAACAAATCCGGCTACTATATCATTCCCCAGCTCTATTCAGATGTTGTTATACAGCAGGACCCGTCGAGCCATGAGGAATATGTCGTGATGTACTCACACGTATCAGTATTCAATCTGCAAGTGCATGACGAGATAATCCACACGGTCACTGAATATGAGGACTTCAACGAAAGTGACGATGGTCTCGAAAAAGACTACGATGAGTTAGAGGAAATGGGTAAAAAATCAACTATTGTGCAGACTGCCGATGGATTCGAGGAAACCATCACTGATGCAGATGATAATGAGTTGAAAACGGTAAAGA